AATCAATATTAGAAAAAAAATATACTCCTGAACAAATCCAGAAAGTTCAAAATGATATTAGAAAAAATAATGTTACTGAAAAACGAAAAATTTATATTAGTAAAGAATCAGTTCAAGATAATATTGCAAACGGTAAAGTAAATGATGCAAAATTTGCTGCAAAAATGACTGAAAAACAAATTAAAGCAAATAAAGAATCATCTGATAAATTAGCTAAAAATGGAACCGCAGGAGCAATGATGCTTGCTCAAACAAATATTAATAGCAGTAAGGGTGGAAATAAAACAAATGTTAATAATGGCGGTAATACATCTATTGGTGGCGGAGGTGGTTCATCACCTAATATGATTTCTAAAATACTTCAAGGAGACGGTTTAATATAATGGCTAAACAATTACCAGAAATTCTAGGATTACCTCCTATTGCAATTACTCCTGCTGAAGCTACATCTGCAGGATTTAATCATACTGATTTTGTAAAAGATTCAATGACTATTTTAGAATTATGGCCTTCTGTGCCTGCTTGGCAGACATCTCTATAAGGTTATCGTCTAGTTACTGCGTGGGAAGATTATTCTAAAGATTTGCATAAGATGATAAAACACTCATATTCCTCATCAAATGGTAAAATTAAATTTGCTGTATTATCAGATAATCCTCCGAGTGAAACATTTAATAATACATTCGGTGAATCAGTTTTATCTAAATTTTCAAATGTTGCTAGTGAAGGTATGGGTGAAATATATATGAGAACAGGTGGGCAAGATATAACTGATCTTGCTAAATGGGCTTCAAACCAAGGCGGGGCTTTAGGTGCAGCTTCTGATGCTATGCAAAGTGCAGCAGGACAAGGAGTAAATATGATCAAATCTATTGGAGCTAAAGCAGGCGCATCAGAAAATACAGTAGATAATATGTTAGAAACAATGAAAAATACTACTCATGGTGCTAAAATTGATTTTGCTCATGTTTGGAAAACTGCTGATTTTGCGACTAATTACTCTTGTAACGTTAGATTATATAATCCGTGGCCTGGTAATACTGATGCTCATGAAGCAAGAATTATTAGTCCTTTAGCAGCTTTATTATTATTTGTAACGCCTATATCTAAAGACGGTCAATCATTTATGTGGCCTTACTTATGTAAATTTAAAATAGCTGGAATTGTTAATACATATGCTGGATATATTAGAAATATATCAGTTGTGAAAGGCGGGGATGATTTTTCTACAGCTTATAATCAACGACCCGGTATTGTGGATGTGAAATTAGATTTAGGAATACTTTATTCAACAATGCTTAATCAAAGAAAACCAGCAACATCTGCACCTGATATTCCTAATCTTAAAAGTTACTTAGAAGAATTAAGATCTGGTAAAACTGTTACTCCTACATCATATACTGCTGGTCCAGGTATTTCAAATGCGAGTTTTTCAAGTGGAACAAATGTAGGAAATGATTTTTATAAAACACCAAGAAATACACTTGATAAAGATAGATCTGATATAATAGGTAGAACGTCTGATGCTACAGCTTCAACAACTGCTATATTAAATAATAATTATCAAGATCAAGCAGATAAAGGTGCTGGATTATTAGAAGATGCTAAAAGTGAATTATCTGCAGCTACAGTTTTATTTAATAAAGTATCTGATGAAACTGACCCAATAAAAATGAATTCTGATTTAATAGCAGCCAAAGCAGCTATTACCTCTGCTAATAATAAAATAACAACAGCTAAATCGTTAGCTGGAAATATAGCAAATACAAAAGAACTTGAATCACAAGTTAAAACATTAGCTACCTCTGCGTCTGTTTTAACTGAATTATCACAAGAGCAATTAACTGCATCATTAGGAGAAGTTGAAGCAGCACAAGTTAATTCATTACAATCTTCTAAAATTGCAGCAGCTGCAGCAGCTAATAATTATGTGATTCAGGGTTCCGTATATGCTGGACAAGCAGAAGCTAACTTAACACAAGTAGCTGTATTAAGTAGTTAACAAATATAACTCCTTATGAAAAAAGCTAAATAATATGCAAGATAATCACGTGCAACTTTTTTCGTTTGTATTGATAATTTTCCAAACCATTCTTCAAGTTTTAATTGAGGAATTATATAATTATCATGTAACTCAATTAAATTCTTTTTAAAATATATAGGTTTATTAGAGGTTTTTATAGACATCATACGTTTGATATGATCAAGGAACTTTACAGAACATACACTATCAGTACTAGTGAGTCCTTTAAACATTAACATAAATATAACTTCTACCTGATCAGATATATTTGAATTTTTTAAAACTGTGATATATTTTTCAGATAATTGTCTATTAAATTTTGTTAAATGTCTTGATTGATTGATAGCTTCTTTATTTATTTTACCATATACACAAATATCTTTTGAAACTCTATCAGCAAATTTCCTCATATTATTTTCAAATGATTCCAAATCATATATATCTGATTCATCTCTAGATTTGATTTTATTCTTCTCTTCTGCTGCTGTATAATAATGACGAAAAAAAGATTTTAGACTTTGATTAATTCGTGAATTAATATAATATATACAATCTTTTATTTTTTCAGGATCATCTTTAATAATATCTTGTTTATATTTTTTATATACTTGCATTGAAAAATAAAGAATACTATTTCCAATAGTCTTTTTAATTCTAAAAATATGAGAATGTGATATTTTTTCCATTGCTACTTTCCAGTAATCAGTATTACACCCTTTTTTAATGTATTTAAACATTGTATTACTGTAAGTTTTAATAGAAAATAAATTGAATGTCCACATCGCGCCTTGCTCATCTTTTGCAACGTTTAGAAAATATTTAATAATTTCTAGAAGTAGAATTGTATATGGATCATGTAGCCTATAAAAACTAGCGTAATGGGCATATACTTTTTTAGAATATGCTTTTAACATCTTTTCATTAGTATTTGTTCGATGCATCAACTCTACAAGTAAAGATTTCACTCTTGGATAATAACAATCTTGACTCATTTTAGCCAGTTCATTACCTACTGCATTTTCAATATATCTACGTAGTAAAACTCCATCCTGTTTACTATCAACCTGAAATCCACGAAGTGTTAATTTAATCATTTAAGTTATCCTTAATTAAAATTTATTTCATCTATTGTTGAATTACCCATAGCCGCTCTTGTAATTCGTAATTCACGTAAACGCTTATTCCATTGTCTATTTTTAATAAAAGAATTTTTTATTGCTAATTTTAAGTTTGAATGTGTTTTAATACTTTTAGTAATATCTCGAACACCTGCTATGATAAGTGATGTTCCTAAAAATACAACAGAATGTTTATTTAAAATCTGCTCAACATATGATTTAGGACCCATAAATATCTGAATCCCTTCAATTACTGCTTTATTCCTTCCAACTTTTTTCAAAGCAAATTCCAAAACTTGTTGATTAATATTTTCCATTTTTGTAATATCTACATTTGTTAAATCAATCTCATTTTGCTCAGCTATTTTTAACCATATTTCATTTAAGTCAACATAATAACATTTCTCACGAAGTGCATAATTTTTACCGATTGTTGTTTTACCTGATCCAGAAACACCACAAACAAATAAAATTTGTCTATCACCTCTTTCCCAAGCATCTAAATCAACAGTAATAGATTTATCTGATTTAAGTAATGCAAAAGGCTTAGTAATAGCTTCTTGATTGAAGAATTTTTCAAGTACAAACATTATTCATCCTTTAATGAAATATTAATTGAATCATATGTAAATGCTACTAATTGAGGTGTGTAATTAAGTAATTCTTGAAATGTAAGACCAGTAGGAATTTCATATTTAAATCGAATATCAACTTCAGGTTTATTTAATTTAGCATATATAACACCATTTGTAGATCTTATAGTTGAAATAATTTCTGATCTATCAATATCTTTATCAATACCAAATTTTGATACAAAAACATTTAATAAATTTTCTTTAACATTATGTATAATTTGAGAACCTGATAATGCAGAATTAGGATCTTTTGTAATTATAGCTTTAACTACAAATGGTATATCAAAAATTGGTTCAATCCAATCATTTCCAGTAAATATATATTTTTTCTCTTCATCTTCAATATATATTAAATCATTAATCATTGGTTCAATAAATGTCCAACCTGCTTCATCACCCCATATAACAATAAAATTTTGATATGGTATCCATGAAGGATCTTCTGTCCCATTAACTAACCATCTATCACCATCGGTTACATCTAATGGAATCTCATATTGATTTGCAGAAATTATATTACCTCTATTTGATGTATTATATTTCATATTTGTTAATTGACCAACTGTATCAGATAATTTGATATTAATAAAGTCTGTTAACATTTTTTTACTATTAATATCAATTTCATTAATTAATATTTGTAAAGTATTTAATTCAAAATCAGATCTTGAAATATCTTCCTCATTAAAATATGAAGATTTAACAACTGGTACATTATGAATATTAGTTATACCTTCATCATTTGTTGTAATTGAACTTGTCATATAATTTGCTAGATTTTTTCTTACAGTAATAGTTGTACTATATAATGTTATTGTCAATCTTTGATCTACAGTTTCAGTTGTAGAAAGATATTCAACAGGAACCATTCCTGTTATTTTAAATTTTATAGTTTGATCACCCAAAGGTACATTTGTATAATCATCAAATTCATATGAAAAACCAACTAAATTACTACTACCATCAATTTCACTAACCATATTATATTCAGAATTATTCCATTCAGTTATCATTATACATTCAAAATCATAAATTTGATCAGGTATATTAGTTATAGCAGCAGTAATATTTAATTTATTATCAGTTTTTTCAAAATCAATTCCTGTTATAATTATATAACTATATTGTGCATATGTAAATACATTTTCCAAAGTTGCATCTGTCACAACATGTGTCACAACATATTGATATTCACAATCTTCAGTTAATAAATTTGGCTTCAATGCAAAAATTGTTTCGAATGTTTCATCATCAACAACAACTTGTGTGCCCGGATCAATATATTCAATAGTTACAATAGATGATGAATCTATTGGTATTTGTATATTACGAGTTGGAACAATAACATCATTATATTTTAATTTTGTAAATAACATTATTTCATTTGTTTTAATATCAGATCTTTTTAATATAGGTACTGCATCAGCAATAGGTGTATTAGGTAAAATATATTCAATATCATCATAATCACCATCAGTTACAAATTTTCCTTTACTACTTAAATTTGCTATTGCACGTGATTTAATTTCTGAAATAGAAGGTGCATCTTCACCACCTTCAGCAGGTGATGTATTTGTTACAATTAATTTTATAGGTAATGTTTTTTGAATTGATGGTGATACACTAGTATCTACAAATTGATAATAAACTTTTGAAGCTTCTGTAAGTGAGCCAGATATTATTCTACCTCCTTCACCTTGTGTTATATACATATCAACTCTAATTGAAGCACCAGCTGTTGGCTGTTTACCAATTACACCATTACCGAAAAATATTTCAGCTTTATTATAACCAGAATTAAGAACATATTTTTTTTCACTAGCATTCATTGTATATAATGAATTAGATTCTGCTTGTTGTAATAATGTTGTTGTAGTTCCTTCTGTATCAGAATTATTAACTTCATATACATCAACTTTCCAAAGCATTCCTTCAAAAGTTAATTTCATTGACCAGAATTCATAAATTTCTAAATCAGATCTTACAGTTTCTTCTGCAGGAATTATTTCATATTGTGTGAATGGTACAATAAAAGAAGCATTATTATTATCTGAGTTTAATAATACAGGATAAAAATAACCTTGAGTATTTCTAACAGTAATAGCTTTATTATTTAAAACTTGAATATTAATTCCTTCATTTGACATATCATCATATGTATCTTCAATTTCATTTCTATTTGATTTGATAGTTAATGGTAATTTTGTAGTATAAATAATATTTCCAGCTTTAACTTGAAAATTTGCAGGTAACATAAAAGTTACATCAGTATCTTTAAATGATAATGGAATTGTAATTAATACATTGACTGTAGCTGGTAAAGCGGGTGTCACATTATAACCAATCCATTTTGATAAATTATAAACAGATTCTTCCATTTGAGCTTCTGTTAAAAAGAATTCTCTGTATATACTTGCAGTATAATATAATTGATTAGATGTTAAAATAGACAATACATTAATCAAATATGATAAAAATGATGTATAATATAGATCCACATTTTCTAGATCAAGATATGATTTTGCATAATCAATTAATTGACTTCTAATGCCATCTCTAGAGTTAAAATATCAATTGATTTTGATTCAATTTCAAACATTATGTTTTACCTCTCTTTATTTATCTTGAAAATATAATCCACAATTTGCATCAAAATAATTTTTTATTTCAAGTAATGCTTCATTTTTTTCTAACATTCTATATAACAATGTACCTTTTTCAGATTCATATATTTTTTTAGTATAATCAAAAAATATAGCAACTTGTGATAATTGTTCATCTATTTGTGAACTAGTATGATAATCACTTTTTAAATTAACTTTCCATAGAGTTTTATCTGTATTAGTTGCTTTTTCAAAATGTGTAATTTGATATATTGGATAACTATCACTATCTGTAGGATGTAAAGTATCTTGTTCAAATAAAACAAAATCCATAGGTGTAGGTTGAAAACCATATTCTGATGGAATTGTAAATGATGATACTTGTTCTTTTTTTGTCAATCCTTGTTCATCAGCTGTAAATGTAGGTTGAATTTGTTCAATGTGAAAAACAGGCATTAATAAAATTTTTCTCCATTTTAAACCAGATAAATCACCTAATTTTTCATATGATCCACCATCTAAAATATCACCATCATAAATTGATGATTGTAAATCTAAATTCCAGTAAGTACATAAATAACCTGGACCATGAGATGCATATGTTTCATAAACCCATTGTTGATATTGTTTTGCATATTCATGTATTCTGCCCCATTTTTGCATATTTTACTCCAACCCAAAATCAGGTAAATCGGAAAAGTTTAATTTAACTACTCCTGTTTCTTCACCACTACTAATTTTAACATTTACAACAACACCTTTATTATCTGATAATGTTCCTACATCAACATTTTCAATTGTGATACGAGGATCAAATTCTATAACACGATCTTTCACTTCATATTCAATTTCTTCAATTGCATCATTATCAAGTGGTTCCCAAACTTTTTTATATAATAAAGATCCATATTGTTGATAAAAAGGATAACTACCCAGTGGAGTAAGTAACAGATTACGTAGAGAATTTATAAGTGCATTAATTCCTTTAACTCTTTTAAAATCTCCTGCTGATCCAATACTATCAATGTAGTCATATGCGACGCCAAACTGACCCTTGACATTATTTTCAAATTTTTTTAATGTATTTGATCTAGACATAAAACAGTCACCTTTTTATTATTTGTTCTATATTTTGAAATGACTGAAATAAATTTTAAGATAATTTATCAAGTTCATCTTTTTGAACTTTTTGAACTTCACGATCAAATTTATCTTTGTGTTTCAATATTTGATAAAATCTATCTATCGGCATTAACATCACACTGAAATATTGTTCTTTCATCAGTTCCATCATTAGGAATATATTTTCCTCCAACGCAGCTAGGTACTCTGTCACACTAGCTTCACTGGTACAATGTGCGAAAAAATTGTGAAACAAGATCAATATTACTCTCAGCTTCTTCGCCACAAAATGTGCAACGAGATGTTACTTTCATTTCCATTCCATATTTAGCAAAATTATCAATAAATGCTTTTGTAATTTGCTTTCTATCTTGGGAAGGAAGTTTTTTATAGAGAATTTGAAGATTATCTCTTTCTTGAATCATTACTTTATTTCTTGAATCAGGATTGTCAGGTTCATTATTAACAATAAAATGATCAACTGCTAATAATTGATTTCCTATTTCCTGTTGCTTTGTTGATTGAAAAAGTGGATCTTCAAACATACTTCTTTCATCAGCAAGTGTAGGTTGTTTTATAACTACTGTAATATTTTTTGCTATATCCAGTTGAATTGGAATTCGTTTTTTTATTAATTCAAAAGAATCAATAACTGGAGCTGGTCGTTCTTTTATAATTTCATTTACTTTTCCAGTGGAAGGATCTTTTTCTTTTACTATATCACAAGGTACTTCTTCTTGTGAATCATGATCAAATTTAGCATCTTCACTTTCAGGAATATATCTATTTATTATAACACATTTAGATATATCTATTTTAACAGGGAATGTTTTTTCACAACTAGAACAATAAATATCATAATCATTCATATCTTTATATGAAATATGATATAAACCATAAAGAAGAGCATCTCTATCACGTATACTTAAATTACTTTCAAAATCTTGATACGTTTTAAAATCTTCTGGTTTATTAACTAAACTATTCCAAATAATTTTATTCAGATGTGAAGCAAACTGATTAGGAGTTAGAATACTTGCTTTAAAATTTTCTTCATCCTGTACACTCATTCCTCGAATAGTGAATTCCTGTAATGTTTGGGGCGTTGTTACAGAATATTCTGGATATGCAATTTTTATACTCGGCATCATTTCCATTTTCTTTGTTACCTCCTAAAGGTTTATTTATTATATACTCATTTATCTAATATTCTTACTTTAAACTAAAGTAAAATTCTATATACAATCATTAAAGTAATATACACATTACTTCTTATATAATTATAAGAGAATAAAATTTATTTCCTTTTAACTAAAAAAAGAAGGGATAACAATTAAGTTACCCCTTCTCGACAAATTACTAATTTATTTTATTTAGGTTCATCAGAACCTGTTGTTGCTCCAATACCATGAGCTGAAACACCTTCTGCGGAAAATTTTTCAGCATATGATTTGCAAGCATCTTGAACCCATGGTTCATGATATGTTTTATCAATATGAAATTCAATTTCAATTTCAAGTTTATCAACCGAAGAAATATCTCCTGCATAAAGATCTTGAGGATCTTTTGTAGGGAACATCCCAACATAACATGCTGAATATTCAATTGTTATACCGTCAGGTTTTGTTGTCCAATAAAACATTGTTCCAGAATAATTTTGTTTCATATAATCATCGCCGATTAATACAGAAGAACCGGTACGATAATCTCTAATCATTCTAATCCACCCATGGAAAATATTTAAAATAGGAAGAGAACTATATTCAAGGAATTTTACAGAAAGAGTATTTCCGTAATCAATATTAGTAGGCGCTCCCCATTTTGTTCCACCCTGAGCTGGGAATTCAGTTTTATTAAGTGTTCCTCCAGGAGGAGTCACTGATTGAGCAGATGCTGAAAGTACTTTTTGTATATCTCCAAGTCCTCCAAGATTTGATTGATCATTAACAGCAATACTGTCTGCTAATTTTGCTGGAAGATCTCTGAACCATATATAGTGGTAACCAGACATGTAAGGCTCAGCAATACCACCTGAAGTACCTCCGAAGTTTCTGTCCCATCTATTATTAGCGATGGTCAAAAATGTAGGTCTCATACTAGTTCTCCTTATATTTTAATCTAACTTTATATTTTAATCTAACTTTATATTTTAATATTTGTTCTAATTATTTAATAAACAAGTTCAACATTATCTTTTCAATTATTGGTGTAGGTTCTAACATTACATTAACATGACACATCTTAGCCTTTAATTCATATTCTGTAGCACCAACATCAACACTGTAGCTTCTCAGTCCTCTAGCTTGTTTAATAAAATCTAAGAACGGATTAATATCTTTTGCAATTTGTTCCCAAGTAGGTGAATCATTAAATTCAAAAATATAAAATTTAAGATATTGTTCAAGAGCTCTCTTAATATAAAGTACTGTACGAATAGCATGAAGATCTTGAAGTTTACTAGGTTTCTTTTGTGTAGTAAGTTGTCCCCATACAGTATAACCAACATTAAATTTAACAATTGGATTCAATTGGTTCAGATACATTTGATCTCTCTGACCCAGTTTCGGATTAAATCTTAACTCTTTAATTATTCCGATTGTTCCACGATTAAAACCTGCTGATGGATACCATAATTCATAAAGTTTATCATTCAACGGAATCATTGTAGCCATATGATAAACTGGAGAAACCCAAATATCACGACCAGTAAACATATCATAAATCTTACTGTAAGATTCATAAAGTGCAACATAACGAGAATTAAATGTATGATCATCTTCACGAACTTCAATAGAATCATTGAAAGTTGTATTATCACCATTATCCATAATAGCAACACAATCACGACGAACATCATCAACTAATTGGAAAATAGAATATTTAACATTTGAAGGATAACCAGCATCCCATACAAGTGTAAAATAAATATTATCAAGGTCGACTACATCATCATCAATAATACCTGTGTATGCTTGAGAAAGAATTTGATCTGCAGTTGTTGAATTAATTCTAGAAATTCCAGAAGTAGGATCAACTGTGATCAAAGAACCTTCACTACCTTCTTCAAGGTGAACAGCATTTGGTCCTGCTGCAACAAATGGTTCAGTATAATCAAGTGAATTATTATTAACAACTGCTATACCTTCATCATATGTTGCACAAACAAATTTCTTTGAATATTTATCAAGAACATCTTCAATAAATAATGATTCTCCACTTTCATCAAGAGCTGTATCATCAAATGAAACTTCAAATGATTCAACAATTACATCATCCCCATCTGATTGTTCTTCATAGATATCTAATACATAAACACCAACTACTAATGAATTAGCGTGTTCTGTAATTCTAACACCTAAATCCTCATATGCATCCCCTCTTCCTTTCGGAATGAAATAACATATAGGAGTTTTACTACCTACAACAGTTTGTAATTTTGTATTTAATTCATCTACAGAAATTTGACTTTCTTCATGTACAATTGTTACTTCAAGAGCTGTTGAATCAGCAACTAAAAATAAATTTGCATATGTAGCATCATCTGGAAGTGGTCGAATTATATACAATGAATATGATACTGTTAAATGATTATTTGCAATGTATAAACCTTGTCCATACTGAGCACCATAATCTTTAATATTTGGTTTACCAAATGATTCAAATAACTCTTCCTGGCTTCCTACAAAGGTTAATTTGTTATCAGGACCCTTGCGAGAAATGACACATACAAACCCAATTGTTCCAGGAACAGCTTGAACATATGTTGATAAATCGATAATTTTGGTGTAAACACCTGGTGAAATAGGAATAGCCATTCTTCATCCTCCTAATGTGTGTATTGTTTTCACTAACTAAAACCAATATTTTACTTAGTTTATTTTTATTTTTGTTCTAAAAATAAATGAAATCTTTTTCAATACAATTCACACTTTAGAATAAGTAATATGTTATTTTATCTAGTATATAACTTTATTAGAAGTATATCGACCAAATAAATATAATCTCTCTTTCAGAATGTTTTCTGATAGTACTAAATGTTACTCGTGCAAATAGTATAATATCATCTGAATTAACACTTGCTGCTTCATTTGTATTAGAAATATATAATCCTGCTTCACTTAAATCATTTTCATTAGCATCATCAGTACTGATTGTAGTTGTTATTTTTGCAATCAGATATTGACTATCATTATTAGTATCTTGTTCATAAACTATTGAATCAAATGGATGTTTTTTACCTGAATCAGCACAAACAGCATCAGAAACATTAATAATAATAGGCGCATTA